GACGTGTGCTCTTCCGATCTTATATTCTTGTACGATGCCAAGCCCGCGTTCGTTGTCTTCTATGACGTCGTAAACCTGGACTACGTGCTTGGATCGTACCTTCATTAAAGCATTGAGTTCATCAAGGATGCGTCGATTCTCTTCATGAGCTTGAATAAATTTTATAGCTACTTTTCTTTCTAAAATTCTATCATTGCAGACGAAGATTGTACCCATGCCGCCATCAATTTTTTTATCAAATTCATATCGGTCTGGTATTGTGCTCATTCCTAGTCATCCTTGATGGGGAAAGAAATTTTCAGCTGTGGGACTTTCTCAGACTTGAATTCCGGTATAATTTCGCTAGATTCTTTTTTTGTTTTTTCTGTTTTTTTAGTCTTTCCGGTAGCTCTGATTTTTTTTCTATGCTCGCTTGCTTTGGGGGTTATGACTCTTCTTTGGCGATTTTTTTCCGATTTTATAGATGTTTCATTTGGCTCTATGGGCTCATCAAATAGCTGAAGTTCGCCGAAAGGGTCCCATATGTCGAATTGACTAGGAAGGGTTCTAATATTTCCTATACTCTCTGCTGTGCTAGCTTCAATAATTGCAGTGGAGCAGTTGTCATGGCCGCTGCACCACTTTGCTACTTCTATAAGTCTTCTTGCGCAAGTTCCAGGATCTTTGGATTTTGTTATCAGGCTGTTGAAGGTTTCTGGTTGCAGGTAATGAATTCCATCGCTGGTTAGAACTATGTATGAAGATCCTTCTAATGACAGTCTGGATACATGGGGCTCTAGAACTTCGCCAATGCCAATGTATTGTAAAAGTTCAGAAGTTCTAGATGACGGCGCTTCATTTTTTCCAAGCTGGCCAGCTATGGTGTCGTCGCGAGTAATTTGAGTTACTTCAGTCGGTGTTGTCTGATATATTCTGCTGTCGCCTACATTTATCCAATAGGCTCTTCCGTCTTGTTTGAGAAGGACTGAAGATAAAGTCGCGCCACCAGTGCCGGAGTATTTTTTATGGAGTGCATGGTTGGCTGCCATGGCAGACTCTATCAGCCAGTCATTTGCCATGCCTACTTTGCGGCTAGTTTTAATGAATGAGGATATGAATGATGCAATTGTGGTTGCTGCGCAGTATTCGCCGTCTTGCATCCCGCCCATTCCATCGCACAGTATAGCAAGAAGATATGTGTCCCCGTTAAAGTCCTTCCCACGTGCCATTACTACACGGTCTTGGTTTTGAGTGCGTACGATGCCCACGTCAGTTGCAAGGGCGGCATTCATTCCAGCGACTCTTCTTATACCGCCAGAGTAATTACTTCGTAGCATCCATGCTTGAATGCGCTGAAATGTAATATCGTTCTCTAAGTTCACATTCATGCACTCTTTCTCAGCTTGGGGGGATGGAAGTAATAGCCTTTTCCTTCCGTAGTATCTCTTTTAAATTCTGAATCATCGCTACGCTCCTCCGGTCCTTCGGGCATACCAACGTTTAGCTATTTCTGCGGTAATCGCTATCCCGCGTTTTGTCCGGCCAAGTTTCGACTGGCTTCTTCGAAGTCAGGACTCACCTGCCCTGCCTCAGGCATTACTTCTCCGCTAATGAGCCAAAGCCGATAGTGAGGGAAAAGGCTTTGCAACACCTCTAATTCCTCGGTGCTCATTCGGATGTCCTTGTAGCGAACGCTTTGCCAGCGAGAGTGACTGATTTCGCCATGGCGCACTAAGCGGTCTATGCCAGCCTTATCTATTAAGGTCCTAGCTCTGCTCTGTATTGATTCCATAAAGTTATAAAAATATTCTCTGAAACTATTTCCATTGGCGCCGGGCTTGTCTATTATCGCCTGAACAGTTCACTGAAATTATTTCAGTGAATTTGTTTGGGATCATCCGATTATAGGGCAAAACCATGGAAGAGTCTGGAATAGTGGGGTTCACCGTCACAGGTGCTGTGGAGAAGGTCACGGACTTCCGCACCGCGCCGTTCTGCTCGCAGGCGGTCTTCGCGCAGATGCTGGGCCTGGAAGACATCACGGAAGACGTGGTGCGGGGCTGGGTGGAAACCAAGACGATCCCGACTGCCAAGATTGGCCGTCGCCGCGTGGTGAACCTGCACCGCATCCGCCGCGACCTCGACCGGGGTAAGTCGATCTTCTGCCAGGGGGATTACGACGGTGACTAAGTACCTCGTAGAGATTTGCACTTTCCACGGCCCGACCCGGCAACGTCGCTGGCATCGCGTCCATCAGGGCATTTCCCGCGTGGAATGCCAACGCTGGGTCGAAGAGTTGGTGGCTGTTTTCCCGACTGAAGAAGAAGCTTGCCGCTCCTTCGGCCTGACCCGCGAACGCGCTCGGCAGGTGTATCGCATCCGTGGGGTGAGGGCATGAACCATGGCCGCCAGTCCCTACTACCTACGCCAAACCCACGCCCCGGACTGCGGCTGCTCTGTGTGCTGGTCCGCAAGGCAGGCCATCCCATTGCACAGCCCGTCGCCGTGTCCGGATTGCCGGCCCCCTGGGCTGCCCTATTTGGAAGGTGGCCGCTGGCTCTGCCGTCCCCGTTCCTTCTGCGCGAAACACGATCGGTCCCGGCGTCCGCCGAAGTACTGGCACGTTGTGTACGACAGCGGGAAACCCACGCCCTTTGTGCCTGTGCGCGAAGCATTCCAACTGGAGGGCTGACCCATGCTCGCTGACACCCTGAAAGCGCTGCTCCTGCTCTGCCTGATCGAGGCCGCTCGCACCGTGGCCGATCCGGTCAAGGGCCGCGCTCCCGGCTCGTCGGAACAGCTTCACCGTTCCGGCGAACGGAAGCACGGGCGCAGCGCACCCTTGAACGCCTCCCCCCTGAAACAGCCTCCGCTTGGGAGTGTGGGGCAGCTTCTCCGCCCCGCGCTCCCGAGCCCTCGGCGGCAAGAGCGGGATGACAAGGGCAGAGCCCTTGGTGTTGCTCTGCGGGTTCCAAGGGGAAGCGTCCCCCTGGGCTGTCGGAGACGACGTTGCGATAGGGATCGTTACCCGGATGGGCCGAGACGAACACCCGTGGTTGGCTTGGTTCGCTAGCGAATAGAGCCCGGCCCGAAGGGATCGCCCCACAAATCACTTTCACCCACACCGCTGAATGAAGGCGAAACAGCCGAATTTGCAGCAGCGGGACAACTCACGCCGAAAAAGGCGAATTGAAGGAGAAACACCGATGAACATGTTTGCAACCCAAGGCGGCGTCGTCGAACTGTGGGTCACCAAGACTGACACCTACACCTCGACCAAGACCGGGGAAATCTACGCCTCGGTCCAGTCCATCGCCCCGATCCCGGAAGGCGCCCGTGGCAACGCCAAGGGCTTCGAGATCAGCGAATACAACATCGAGCCGACCCTGCTGGACGCCATCGTCTTCGAAGGCCAGCCGGTGCTCTGCAAGTTCGCCAGCGTGGTCCGTCCGACCCAAGACCGTTTCGGCCGGATCACCAATACCCAAGTCCTTGTGGATCTGCTGGCTGTGGGCGGCAAGCCGATGGCGCCGACCGCCCAAGCCCCGGCCCGCCCGCAAGCACAGGCCCAAGCCCCGCGTCCGACCCAGCAGCCGCAGGGCCAGGACAAACAAGACAAGTCCCCGGACGCCAAGGCCTAAGCCGTAGGAGGCCGCGATGCTCCGCTATCTCTCGCTGTTTGCGGTAGGTCTGGCCACCGGCTACGCCTGGGGCTGGATCGACGGCCTAGCGGCCTCCCTGGCTGTTTGAGGACTGCACGAATGGAAGGCTCTGTATCGGTTCAAGTGTGCAAGACCTGGGTCCAGAACGCGGACGGCACGGCCGACTGTACGCACCTTGAGTGGATACAGACCTACCTGCTGCCGCCTGAGGCAGAGGGCTATTTGACTCTGCTGATGGGTGGTTTCGACCCGTCGGCCTTCCGCCTCGGCTTCGCCGGGACCATCGGGCTGTTCGCCGTTGGTTTGGGGGCTGGCTTGATCATTTCCGCCATGCGCAAAGCGCGCAATTAATGAGGTTCCAATCATGGAAAAAATGAAAACCCTGTTCCGCAACGCCTCCATCGCCACCGTCGGCCTGGCCGTGGCCAACGTCTCCTTCGCCGACTCGCTGCTCGACGAAACCACCAAGGAAGTGCTGACCCAAGCCGGCACCGACGGCTCGTCCGTGGCCAAGCTGGTCATCGCCGCCGTGGCGGTGCTGGTCGGCCTCGCCCTGGTCATCGGCGCGATGCGCAAGGCCTGACGTGATCTGGTCTCTCATGCTGGGTGCGTTCATGGCCTATTCCCTGATTTCAGGGCTCAAGGTCGGGCAATACCAGTAGTGGCGACCGAAACGGAAGCCCCCTCCGGAGTTTCCGGCAGGGGGCTTTTTTGTGTGGGGTCTTACGATGAAGTTTGCGAGCCTGATTCTGATGCTTCTCTTTGCCACGGTGGCGAGGGCTGAGGATTACTACTGGAAAATTCAGTCACTGCCTGAACGCTTTTCTTCGCCCTCGGCAGCTTGCGCGGCGTGGGCCAAAGCCACGGGACGCCCTGGGGAGTTCACCTTCACCGGGTCTATGAAAGCCCGTGACCAGACCTCGTTTTGGTGCGAGTTCACGAACAACGAAACCGGCAAGACTGCTGCCGGGTATGGTCCTGCCGGACGCTATGGCGATAGCTGTCCCGAGGGGACGGAATACGATAAGGCGACCGGGGTTTGTAAGTCGCCTCCGCAAGAATGCAAGGAAGGCGAACTGTTCCCGGCCAAAGGCCCGGACTCGCCCGTGGTTACCTCGGGAGGCCGTAACTATGTCGGTGACGGCGGCGCCCCGACCGCCTGCTATCAAAGCTGTGAGTATGGCGGCAATCCCAGCCCGGCCAGTTGCTATTTGGTCAAAGGCTCCACCACGACCGGCTTCTGCAATTACATCCTCAAGGGCACCGGCCAAAGCTGCGGTGCCGACTCCTACACCTTCTCCCAGACCGGCGATTCGCTGAACCCGCCCGACACTCCGAACACCGATCCTTCCGACCCGAACGACCCCGGCTGCCCGCCCGGCTGGTCGTGGTCGGGAACTACCTGCGTCAAGGCCCCGACCGATCCCACGGATCCAACCGACCCGACCACGCCGGGCGGTGATGGCGACGGCGATGGCAATGGCGGTGGAAACAACAACGGCGGCGGCAATGACGGCGGCACCGGCAATGGTGACGGCAGCGGGGGAGGGGACGGCAACGGCGGGGGCGATGGTAGCGGCGACGGTGACGGCAGCGGCACGGGCGGCGATGGCAATGGCACCTGCGACCCGGCGAAAGAGAACTGCTCCACCGGCCCAGAAGGCCCTGGCGGCGAACTCAAGGAGCCCACGCCCGGCACTTGGGATGACGCCATCGCCACCTGGGAAAAGAAGGTCGAGGAAGCCAAGCAAGAACTCAAGACCAAGGTGAAGGCCAACGTCGACCAGATGAAGGGTGCCTTCGACCTCAACCTGGCGGAAGGCGGCGGGCAACTGCCCTGCGAGTCCATGACCATTTGGGGCAAGTCCTACTCCCTCTGTATCTCCGACTACGCCGGCCAACTCTCCAGCCTGCGCGTGGCGCTGCTGCTAATGGCCGCGCTGATCGCTGCCCTCATTCTGCTGAAGGACTGACCCTATGGAATGGCTCTCCGGTTTTCTCGATCAGATCATCGCCTTCTTCCAGTGGATCTGGGATTTCTTCGCCCAAGGCATCTATGACTTCGTGCGCGACGGCCTGGTGGTCGCCACCAAGGCGTCGATGTACGCCGCGCTCCAGACCCTGATCCTGCTGATCGATGTCAGCTACACCGCCGCCCGCGAACTGATCGACAGTCTTGGCGTGCCGCAGATGATCCGCAGCATGTATGCCGCGCTGCCGGGGCCGATTGCGGCGGGGCTGGCCTTCTTCGGCGTGCCGCAGGCGCTGAACATCATCATGGTCGCGGCGGCGACGCGCTTCTGCATGCGCTTCGTGCCGTTCATTGGGAGGTGATCCGTGTCGATCAAGATCCACCACGGCCCCAATGGCTCCTACAAGACCTCCGGCGCGATCCAGGATGACGCCGTGCCCGCGCTGAAAGACGGGCGGGTGATCATCACCAACGTGCGCGGCTTCACCCTGGAGCGGGCCTATCAGGTCTTCCCGGACCTGCCCAACACGGCGGAAATCATCAACCTCGATCTGGAGTCGCTGGAAGACCTCGAAAAGATGCGCACGTGGTTTCAGTGGGCGCCCCGCGGGGCCTTCCTGATCTTCGACGAAACCCAACTGCTGTTTCCCAAGTCCTGGCGGGAAAAAGACCTCGAGCGCTTCGACTACCCCGGTGGACCGGAAGCGGCCCACGCAGCCGACCGCCCCATGGGCTGGCTCGACGCCTGGACCCGGCACCGGCATTTCAACTGGGACATCGTCCTCACCACGCCGAACATCTCCTACATCCGCGACGATATCCGCATGACCTGCGAGATGGCCTACAAGCATTCCAACCTCGCGGTGATCGGCATCCCTGGCCGCTACAAGGAGGCCCAGCATGACGCCCAACTCAACCGTCCGCCCGCCGATGGCACCATCATCGAGTACAAGCGGATCCGAAAGCAGACCTTCGCCCTCTACCAGTCCACGGCCACCGGCAAGACCCAAGACACCAAGGCGGGCAAGAGCCTCTTCCGGTCGCCTAAGCTGGTTCTTCTACTGGCATTGCTGGCCGGCACTATTGGCTTTGTCTGGTATATGGGGCCTCTGCGCACGATTGGCGGTCCGGCTGCTGCGACACCTGCCGACGCTCCTGGCGACCCTGCTCAAGCCCCTGCTGCGCCCGCTGCTGTGGCTGCTCCAGCGCGTCCTGCTGCGAATAGCTTTCTTCCTCCTGGGCTTGTACCTGATGGGCCTGCTGCTGCGCCTGTTGATCTGAACGCCCATCCCTTCGCCGATCGGCGGATCTCCATCCTCGCCCACGCCTACCGCAAGTCGCGGGGCGACATTTACATGTTCGCCTTGGAGGATCCCACGGGCCGGCGCCTGGAACTCACCAGTTGGCAACTGATCGGCTCCGGCTACCGGGTGACGCCCAAGGGCGAGTGCGTCGTAGAGCTTCGCTATGAGGACTGGAAACAGACCGTCACCTGTGCCGGGAGGCAGGCCGGCGCGGTGGCCAGCATCGCTCCGGCAGCGCCTGTCGCCGCGTCCGCAGACGTACCGGCCAGGGGTCAGTCGCCGCTGACCATCGTCCCCGATTCCGAATACGCCTCGCGGCCCTGGAGGCACAAATGATCGATTGGGAATTCCTCGTTCCGGTGGCGATGGGCTGGGCGCTGCATCACTGGTGGTCGGTGATGACGGCGCTAGCGGCGGTAGGGGTGCCGCCATGAGGGGCGGGCCGCGCCGCCGGCCGGGAGCGCAAGGCATGAGCGATAGGCCGAAGGCGCGGCTGACGCCCCTGTAACACGTCAGATAACCCCCGATCAGCAACCCCATAGAACCTCATTAACGGGTAAAGAACATGAAGACTCCGATCCATCCAACGCGACTGGTCCTCGAAGAAAACGGGGATTTCCACAAGTCCCCGAAGGGGATGCTTTTCATGGACCCGCTCAATGGACAGTTCACCGACTTGTCAGGCGTGCGCATCCTGCGGTGCGGCGTGGACACCGTGCGGCAGTTGTACAACGGCAAGTTGCGCCCGGAAGTCATGGCGCTGTTTGACCTGTCGGTGGATGTGGTCGAGTTCGCCGGCTACGAATGGTCCAAGGGCCGCATCGGTCGCGACTCCGGCTATCAGTACCGCCTGCAAAACGCAGAACTGGGGCTGATCCTGCTGATCAAGAATCACAACATCAAGGTCGACACCCTTGGCTCGCACCTCAAGATCGAGGTGTCGCCCCATGCCCTCGACGGTGCCGACCCGCATATCCTCCAGGGCGTGCTGGATGACTTGGCCGCTGCCGTGCTGAGCCACTGCGAAACCAACCAAGCCGCTGTGCATATCGCCCTGGATGTGCAGGGCTGGAAACCGCCTCGCGATCTGGTGGACCGCATGCATTGCCGCTCGCGTCGGGTGCGACAAATCAGCGGGATCGAGCGGATCGAGTTCGACGGTAACGCCTCGGTCTACGGGCGTGGCGAGACGTACATGTTCGGCTCGGCCAACGGTCTGCAACTGTCGATCTATAACAAGACCCTCCAGGCTCGGGCCACCGACAAGCTCGACT